TTGCTTCTTGAATCATGCGATCTTTCATTTCACCTGTTTGAGCAAAGAAATAGCTTGGACCGCCAAGACCTTATATGTATGTTGAAAGGTTTGTTGGGTCACTTAATTGGGCTTGCAATCTTGGTAAATCTTCTTTGTTTAATACGCCAAGCTCTGCCGCTTTTCTTGCTTTGGTCAGCAAATCTTCATAAATTGCTGTTTGTGTAGCGCCTTTCGATCCAATGCCACCAAGTTGCATTCCTTCTTGAGAAACAACATTTTCTATTTTTTCAAGCGCAGCAACAAAGTCAACGGCAGCTTTTATTGCTGATCTTGATGCTGTAATCTCTTCTGGTCTTGGCGCAAGTGGAGTTGATTTAACTCCAGCAGGCAATGGAATAGCAACAGCACCATCAGCAGGCGCGGCAACGGCAGGTGCTACTGCGCTTTTAGCTGGCGCAGGCGCACTGACAGCACTTGGCTGAACAATAGTTGCTGGCGCTGTTGCTGATGGCGTAGGGATTTTGCCTTTGTAGCTTGGCTTGGGAAATGATGATGGAATAGGCGCAGGTTGTGTGTACACAATTCGCGTAGAACCATCAGGCTGAACCTGTTCGGTTGGCACTGGCTTACTCAACTCACGATACGCCAAAGCATATTTAGCACTGCTTGGGTCTTCGGTCAGCAATATGTTGTAAGCAGCACCAGTTGTGCCGCCACCGAATGGTCCTTCAGCAGTTCCAACCAATGTGGCTTGTCTTGTATTTTTGTTCAACTGGTAAGTACCAACGCTAGGCAAACCAAACTTAACGGCATTTGCACCAGTCACAATCTCGTACTCATCACTAGGTGCTTGCACTGTACTTACCTGACCTGTTCTATTGTTGATCTGATACTTTCCGCGAGGATCAAGTCCAAGGTCGGCAGCATTTTGACCAGTAATAGTTTCAAAGCTCTCTGTTTTCAAACTTTCTTCAAATAATTTTGGCAATGCTGCTTTAGGGCTAAGTGCAGCAATCATTAATTGATCTGGAGTCAATGAAGAAAAAATGTCAGGTCTTTGTCTTGCAGTAACAGTTACTGGTGATATTGTTCCTGATTCATTAGGCAATGTTTGTCCAATCATCGCTGCGCGTTGCGGTGTCGGGCCAACGCCGTAAACTGGCGTAGGCAATGCAGCTGCTTGCATTGCTGTCAATGGTTGTCCCGAAACTGGCAACGATGGAGTAACTGCCGCGCTTGGTGCTGCGCCAGACAGGCGATCCATGAAGAATTTTTGGAGATTTGCCTCTCTCCTTGCTTCATCCAACTTCTGCTTAGTCATCAATTGCTCAATGGCATTCTTCTGTGCGCCTTGGTAGCCAGCAGTGCCAGCCTCATACGCGCTGCCAAGTGCTTGGCCAATTGAAACAGGTTGGGTTGTCCATCCGCTGTTCTTGAGCAACGACATGGCGGCGCTCATCAGCGCCTGATTCTGCATAGCCTTTTGCTGATCTCTGCTTAGATACTCGTTTAAGCCTGAGTCAGCACCGCCAAACAGTAAGCCGCCAAGGTTTGATGCAAACGATGATGGTGCGACATTTGATTTTGGCACTTGGAAGTCGGAGTAAGGCACTGCCGCTGGATTAGCAAGTTCTCTGATTCTTGCTGGTTCAGCATAATTTTGAGCCAACATTTGTTTGAATTCTTCATCAGTCATGTATCACCTCATCCAAGTAAGCCGCCACTGCGTACACCGTACATCTTCATCAGTTCTTCATAGTTCTGATTGCTGCCCATGGGTAATTGCGGCATTTGCATTTGCGGCACTGGCGCTTGTTGCTCTTGTTGTCCACCCATACCGCCAAATGCTTTAAGCAATCCAAGTGCATTTTGCATATTCATACCGCCAGCAGCAGGCATCTGCCCAAACGATGATGGTGCTTTAAGGCCAGTGCCGGTTGCTGGATCAGCAAATGCATTTGTTGGTATTGACGATGGACTCATGCCAAGATTCATGCTTGGCGGCTGACCGCCATACAAGTCAAAGCCAGTACCCATCTCAGGTTTACGCATACCACCTGCGGCATTGCCACCGCCAAAATAATTTGTTAAGTAGTTCATGCAAATGCTCCAAGTAAACCGCCAGCCGCTGCGCCCCATGGTCCAAACTGTGCGCCAGCCGCAGCACCGCCAAGTGCGCCAGCTAAAACATTTTTTGTCATAGGCTGGCTTGTAGTACCTGTCATAGTTGATCCAAGATTAGCAGGTTGTGCGCTCATTGCAGCCTGCTCAATAGCCAAACGCTGCAATGGCAGATTGCGCTGTGCATCTAGTCCCAATTGTGCAAACTGCTGTCTGGTCAATCCAAGATTCATGGCGTTTTGATAGCCCTGCATATTCAGTTGGCGTGCTTGCTTTGCCAACTCTGCTGCTTGGCCATAACCGGCAGAGCGCAACTGTCCGGCAGTGCGTGCGGCCTCTTGCAATGCAGCTTCATTTGTCAGTGCAGACTGCACCCCATAGCGTGAACCACCAAAGGCTTTTGCGGCAGTTGCCTTGTTTGCGTCTTGCAAAGCCTGCATCTGGCGTGAACGCTCAATGTCTTGCAATGACTGCTGAACGACTTGCTCTTCATATGGATTTTGAAAAGCAGCAATATCCGCAGCGCCAAATGGCTTCATGCTGGTGTTGTACAAAGCCGCTTCACCAGTCTCGTACATCGGATCAAATCCAGCGAATTGCTGAACGCCAAGACCGCCAGCGGTAGTACGCGCTAAATCCAAATTTTGTTTATACGCCTGCATCGCGTATGGATTTATCTCAGTCGTTTGATTTTGCGTTGTTGTTTGTGTTTTTCCACCCTTGGACATAAGTCACCCCTATAAGTCTTTGCACATCACGAACCACTTTGGCTCGTATCCCCTATCCCTTAAAAATGTCCTCTCCCAACCTTTACGGCCAGCGAGTGACACACGACTGCAACCCATATCCTTCCCCCACGATTCGATCAAAGGTTGCATCAATCGGAGTTCATCTAGGTCGCCGCCAGCAAGGAAAAAGTGCAAGTCCTTTAACTGCGGGTAGACAATGATCTCAGTGACTATTACTGAATCAAGACCTGGCCAGAGCTGAAAATGCCCCTGCCTGATGCCTTCAGCAATATCCTCAACTGCGTGACTGCCTCCAGAGTATTCTAGTGCCGCGGCCACATGATGGCGCAGCCTCTCAAACTCTGCCTCGTCAATCAACGCTTGCCTGATGCCACCGCATCAACTCTGGTTACGCCAACGCGCCAATCTTCCAGCACAGCGCCTGTGTAGCGAATCTTGACCTGACGGCCAGAGAACCGCACATCTGTCGGCTGCGCCGCTGAATATGGGCCGTGTGTAGTCTCGGTCATCATTGGATAGTCGCGTGTTTTGAATGACACGACAACCTCGCCAAGCGTTTGCTCATCCGGAATCACTTTGAGCACAGACATGGTGTTGTCTCCATTGCCAAGCTCATATGGACCAGACTCAGCAAAAACAGAACCTGAGTCATAGGCATAGCCAACCTCATGCTCGTAGATGTAGCCATCAGTAGACACCATCAATGGATTCTTGAATACGCCTTTATCAGTGCCTGCTGTACGCGCCAACAGTCCTATATTCCAGTGCTGCTCTCGATAATTGAAAACCACATAACTGTCAATCTCGTTGCTTGAGCTTGATGGGTAGAACCACCACACTTCGCCATATTTGCTGTTGTGCACAGCGTATATCTTGGAGGCTTGGTTGTAGTTGATGTTTGAAAACACATAATCGGACACATCGCAAGGCACTGGCTTGACATATCCGTCAAATAACCAGAATCCTGATTGACTCATCCACATGGCGGCAGAGTCGATGGCGGCCACAGACTGCGCGGAGATCACGCCACAGCCTGAACCGGCACGCTCAAACGAATAGACATAGGGCAGGCCGACATAAGTCGCAGTGTGGACATCGACATCAGTGAATAGCAGATTGATGCCTCTGACGCGCTTTCCGCACTTCAGTGAGCCGCTGGTGTTTAACTCAAAGTCACCCGCCTGATTGGTGGCTGATGCCGTCCAGACAGTGTTGTTCTCTTGGTCTGACCACTTCACCAAACGCGGATTGAGAGATGCGCCCAAGGCAAACAAGAATCTTTCAGCAGTAGACAGCACAGCCGCACAGTTCGTTGGTGCGTTGGCGATTACAGCCGCCAATGTTGGCGTTGTGAATCCCAACTGCCACTCGTAGAGCTTGCCGTCATAGTTTGAGCAGCCTACTAAATATTCACCCCATGTATCCAAACTCCATGTGGTCGCAGGTGACAGTGAGTCAGACGCTGGACGCTGAATACCATACGCAAATGTCCCATAGGTGTTGTACCCATAACCAGTGATATTGCTTGAATTAGCAATGCCTGCTGAAAATCCAGTGGGTGTGATCTCTTTCAAAACAAAAGTCGATCCATTCATTGCATACAGCTTTGAGTTTGTACCCATAGCCGCCCAAGCAGTTCCGGTATTGTCTCGCCATGTCAGCAAACCACGACATGATCCACTCATCTGAGTTTCTGTTTTCTTGCGCCAGCCGCCAATCGGTCTGAGCGTATTCTCAAACCATCGGACAAGGTTTGCGTCAAACCATCGTCCGGCAGACTGATACTCAGTACCGTTGCGGTACACGCCTGGTGGGATTTTGATAGGTATGAGTGCCATGGCTTAATTATGCGGTTTCTATCGACAGATTGGACACGAATGAAAGAGTGGCAATCGCTGACGGTACGGCTGGTCTGGTTGGCGTACTGCTGGTGGCAAAGTGCTCAAGACTGACACCAATATCTGTTGGCCGCCACATGATCTCCACATAGTCATTTGCCGCCAAACTGACAAAGAAGTTGAGAGAGGCAATTAGGTGCGATGGGTCGCCAGAAGATTTTCTTGCCACAGCATGAAACCTGCTGTTTGAATTGTCGATGTTTGTGCCGTTCTTGCGAAACCATACATCTACATCTTGGCCGTCATTGGTGGTGTTTTTAAACTGAATGCTGAATTGCAGGTTGTAGATTCCAGCCTGCGCCACATTGAGCCTTGACGAATTTGACAAGGTAACGCCATTGCTGAAGTCGGTGGTGTCAAAGGTGACGGCGTAGGCTGTGGTGGTGTTGGCCGCAGTCTGGTCTGTGGTGTCCTGAAACGCGCCATAGGGATTGTTGATCCACTTGCCACCACGCCTGCCGAACAACGCTGAAAACAACGCTGTGAGCTTGCTGAAGTAGACATTCAGGCCGCCAAAGGATTGCGTGAAGAAACCCTGATCGTAGACAACATTAGCCGTACCAAGGTTTGGCGGTGTTGGTGGCGTTATCTGCTGATTAAGGTTAAGCGCCATCGTTTATGCCACCAAGCCATTCAAGTAGGTAGTCTTACCGGCAACCTTGGTGGCGGTCAACTCTTGCTTTTTCAGGTTGTTCGGGTCATAGGACACATGAACCCACCCGCTGTCGGGAATGCCTGGCGTGTAAAACTCCAGAATCAATTGCGTGTACTCAAGGTTGTCCATGATCCACTGTGCGAGGTCAGCATTGGCCACGCCAGGTATCTCAATATCAGCCGCCATACCCTTGCAATGGTCAGAGGTCTTAGAGCCGCCAACCGCCGCATTTGACTCCGGTGAACGGTAAGCGGAATTCACCTTCACGCCTTTGCCGTAATGGTCACGCACTGGCTGCAATACCTTCTCGCACAGCAGTCGCAGATTCTCGGTGGCCTCATCATCGGGCGTATTGTCAAAGCCCATCCGCAATGCGGTTTCGGATTTGCTGAGTTCATGCAGAGAGAAGTTGGCGGTCAAGTTCATTTGGTGTTCCTTATGGTTTCGTAGGCTTCAAGACAGGTATTCAGTTTCCTGATGGCGGCATCTCCATCGGCGGCGATCTGGAGAAGATCGGCAGCGACATCAACCGATCCACTAGATTCGGCTCTTGCTTCTCCGCTGTCACTTCCGCTGGCAACGGTGGCGGTTTCGGGCACTGGAACGCTTGGGCAGGTGGGCGCTTTGACAGGAAGCCGCAGCTTGAGAGCACCAGAGTTGAGATCAGCACGCAACTGATTTTCTTTAGCCTTTGCAACATTGTTCGCCTTTCGTAATGTGTCACCGTATGTCTGCGCTACCTTTGCCATCGCCTGCTCAGTCTCCCGCGCCTTGGCGTTGAGCGCGGCAATCTCAAGTTGTTGGCGCTGGTACTCTGAATCCTTGCCCTTGTAGTATCCACCACCAAAGGCTGAAAGCACCGCCATGACGATGCCCAATAACACCCAAGGATTTAATAGACTCATGGTGCTGGCGGCTCGTTGTCGTTAGCCTCTGCCTTGGCAACTGCATTGGCCACGGCTTTGACACCAGATCGTCCTGCAACACCGCCAAGCACACCAGTGATGAATACCATGATGGTGGAAATTTGGCTTGTGTAGACCTTATCAATTGCCGCCATCTGACCATTCATTGGTTGCGTCACATAGGTCACAGAGTACAAGAACATGGCCATTGCACCAAGCAGAATGGTCACCAAGATAACGATCACAAAAGCCCAAACACGAATCTCGATTTCTTCGGCACTCATGCGGCTTGATTTATTCATCACGACAGTTGGCATTACTTCTTCTCCTGTTCGGTTTTAATAAGTTGCTCTGGACAAGTCGCTGTGGCGGTGCAGATGGGTGGCTTGCACTCGTCAAGCTCCCAATTCTTAGGGTCTTGACATGGGTATCTGAATCGGTCTTCGCACCCTGTCAAACACAGGATTGTCATCAAAAGAATTAGGCTTTTTGTCACGCTTGTCCCTTTCAATCTCTCGGCGCAATTTTTCCACTTTTTCGGTCTGCTGTTTCACTTCTGCTTTTTGAGTCAGAACCTCTACATACAAAAATGCGAGCAACGGCAACATCAGCGCCACCAATACTACGGCAGATATCCACCCCAAGACACTCATTGCAGTATCCTCGCCTGACTCAGCCACACGAACCATGTCCAGAGGTACAGGATAAGAATAAATGTCAGGACGCTTAGTCCCGCTTTTAGCCTTTGGCTTGCTTCCCTTTGCTGCCGTTGCCATCTTTCCCTCTTCGCTTTCGCTTCTTGCGCCAGCCTTGCCGCCTCCTGTTCAGCGCCAACAATCTCATGCATATCCATGACCTTAGAGTACAGAGCACCTAGTTCCTGTGGGGCGTTCCAGGTCATCGCCATGCGTATATCTTCCACCAATTTGTTCATCTGATCCTGCGCCCTCACACGCTTGATGGCGGCCTCAAAGTGATTTTGTGTTGGATCGTAGACTGTTCTGGACTTTTCCTCTTCCTCCCGAATGTGATCTGCGAGCTGCTGCTGGATGTGGAAAAACTGAATTAATTGATCCACGACAGAATTCAAAATCTGCTCTTCATCAGCCGCAACGAATTTCTCTTTCTTCTTTGCGGCTGGCTTGGCTTGTTGTTGGCGTTGTGACGGTGTGGGTTTGCTGGAGAAAAATTGCAACAACTTCTTCCAGAACCCTTGCACCTCTTTGCCGATCTCCATCACCTGATCGGCTGTGGCTTTTATTTCTACAAACTGCGTTTTTGCGGAACGATACAAATCACACCCAGCCTGAATCTGCTTACAGATACCGGCGGCCATAAGGCATAGCGTGATCGGATCAATTTCACACGCCTATGAGTTTGTTGATAACCGTGCCGACAAAGCCTGGTCCAAGCAGCACCGCACCAATCACGATGTAGAGCAGGTACTCAATGCGGGTCATGCGCTTGTCGCCTTCGGTAAAGGCTTTCTCAATGGCGGCATATCTTTCAGCGCAAACAGCTTCATGCACGGCAAACTCCTTTTCTACTTCACTCATACTGTGCGCTTCCAAATGGCCACAGTAATGTATGGCGGGTAGTTAGCATTTGTGCCACTTGAACCAGCACTAGCAACAGTTGTTGTCGATGTAATGTTTGCTGTTGCCGTGCTTGTTGTGTGACTCCCTGTGAAATTCTGAACACTATCAGGGCCAGATGTTGTTCCAAACACGCCAGCCGCACCATTGTCAGTATGTGCGTGACCAGAATCTGTCGATGTTGTAGTCGCTGTGTGGGTGTGGCTGACAACAATTGCATCTGCACTACCGCCAGTTTCTTCAAGCGCGTCAAACAGCGCGTTGCTTGCGTTATAGCCAACAGGTACTCGTCCAGCGCCAAATGCAGTCCATGTACCAAAGCCAAGCAATGTTGCAGGGTTAGTGGTCACAGATGAGTTGTAATATAAAGAGCCAACTGGATACAGCAACTTGCCAACCTCAATTGCAAGATTTGCCATTGTGCCAACGCCTGTACCACCTTTGGAAACCTTTAGATATGCACCAGTATCAAACAACGCATCAATGGTGTCCATGTCTGTATTGATCTTAGTCCCCCAAGTATCAGAAGACGCTCCTACCTCTGGCTTTACAAGCCCAAGGTTTGTCGTTGTGGTATCAGCCATATTTCACCTCAATGTAAAGTTTGCGTCCAAGTTTCAGTGGTGTCGGCCACGGCAGTCCAAATCTCTGATGTGTCATTTTGAGCAGTCCAACTCTCATTGGTGTCTGCAACCTGAGTCCATGTTTCAGCAGTGTCATCCTGACTTGTCCAGACCTCTGCGACATCAGGCTCATTATTCCATTTATATATGGCATTTGCGAACAGTTCGGAATTCGCAGTTATTGTGAAAGATGCGATGCCATAGCGCACTGCATTGGCGCTTAATGATGAAACACCATCAATGCTTGATGCCGCGTAATATATTCTGTTGGCAGATGAGGTTATGTCAGAAACAGCATTGATTTGAGCAGCGCCAAATGCATATCTCACGCCGTTGGCAGATACCTTAATCTCGTCAGCAGTTGTTGCCGCATCAATGGCAGTCTGCATGGTGGCGTACTTCTCACGCACAGCTTGCCTTGCCGCTTCTGCCGCTGTTGCTTCAGATGGAATGGTTGCCTTGATGTCCAAAGGCGCAAATTCAGCAGACCGAGCCTCTCTGCGCTTATCGTGGGCAATGTTCTTTGCTTTGATGATGTTGATGGTAATCATTCTGAATACTCCCATGCGTTGCGGAATGTGCGGTCTGTTGGGATGTCAGTTACATCCACAATCTTGTAGGGTTTGCCAGCAGGAACATCCTTGGCGGCAATTTCCTCAATGGTTAAACCGCACTCAGCGGCTGGAATAACGATAGATACACCACCGTCATCGTTTGGGTAAATAATTCTCATGGTTGCTCCTTGTTAACGGAAAATAGAAACTAAAAAATAATCTGGATCAACAGTTGCCCCGCCACGATTGAAAGATAAAAGTCTAACTGCGCTAGTCGTTGGCGCAACACTACTTCTGCCAACAAAAGTTTCGTCTGTTGTCCTAAAGGCTGAAGTAACAAATGAATAATTCGCATCTGTCATTGCAGTCGTGAAATTCACCGTGTAATCGCCTGTTCCATTGTCTGTAATGCTGGTCACATTACCACTCGCACGAATAGCCACAGTGCCTGTGCCGTTGAAGTTCACCCAAGCACGACAACCATAAGCAGTAGCAACAGAGCCATAACCTGAGTTGAATTGCAGATTAGCACTAGAGTCAAGACGCATAGATTCCACGCCGCCCTCAGAGAAAGCAATGGTGTCAGCGGCAGGGAAGAAGATACCTGTGTTTGCATCTGTTCCCCTGATAGCAGGGGTTGCGGCAGAACCGTCAACATCTGACAGTCCATCAGTTCCTGAAAGAATTAGAGTCATTGTTGTTCCTAATTAGCGAAAGATGGCTACGCCACCATCGTCAGTTGGGTAAATGATTCTTGAGTTCATGGTTTTTCCTTAACGAAATACAATTACTGAAGCATAAATAGGGTCTTCAGCAGAAACAAAGTTTGCATTTTGTACTCTAAGAGCAGAGGCAGTAGGAGTTGTACTTGTATTTGTAAAAATACCTCTTACAGTTGCCGTTGCTGTGCTTTGAGAAGAACCTCCCCAAGCATAATTCGCATCAGGCATAGCATTAGTGAAGTTGACCGTGTAGTCACCAGTACCATTGTCTGTAATGCTTGTCACATTACCACTTGCACGAATAGCCACAGTTCCTGTGCCGTTAAAGTTCACCCAAGCTCTTGCCGCATACAAAGGTGCAGTTCCTATATTTCCAATTGCAGAACTGGTGATTCGATACCAAGTTGTAGTTGAAAGACGATAAATAAATTGAACAGCACTATTTGCTGGCAATAAAGTAACTTGTGTCCCGCCAATTGTTTGACCTGTATTTCCACTTAGCGTTAATGCAGTAATTTGTTCAGTTGAACTGAATGTAATGGTCATGCCATCCGCAGGGGATGATGGCATTGTGATTGTGCCTGTTGCCAAAGTACCCGCAGGATTCATCACCAATACTTGTGTTCCAGCGGCAAAGGTATAGCTAAACCCTGTCGTTGGAGTTTGAAAATCGTACTGCTGAAGCAGTCCGTTTGTTCCGTCAAGTTTTACTGTCATTTGCTTTGTCCATTTGTTCCTGATACTGCTATGGTCATGTAGTCACCTTGGGATATTTAGCTTTGACTGCCAAGCAATCAGCAATGTACTTGTTAATCTGCGTCTGATCGCCTTTGACTACGCCATCAAGGTAGTCTGTGATTGATGGGTATTCTGATGCTCTTTTGGCTATATATGCGTGTGCATCTATGTATGCTTGAACTGCATCCTTATCGTATGCAACTTCATTACCATCTGCATCGTAAGCTATATCGCCATTGGTTGTAACAACTTGAGGATATAGTTTATAAATTGCATCAATCATGCCACTATCTCCATCAAAGTTAAAATTATTGGTGAACTACCATTATATGAAGCACCAGAGGTATAGCTTCCACCAATAAGTAATGTTGATCCTGATTCAGCGGCTACTTGTACTTTATAAGTTGTTGATGATGTAGTTGCTGGGCTATCTAAAAAAGTAACTCCAAAAAAAGATGACCAATTTGTTGAACTTGCTGATGTGCTAAAAGTAACTCTTGTGCTAGAACCTCTTGCATCTCCTATTGCAATATCTGTTGATCCACGAACTAATTTGCCTAAAATTGCATAATTTGCAAGACTAGGAGAAGCATAACAACTTGCAATAACCAAAATTTTGTTAGTTGCACTGGTTGGTGTAATACTTGCTGAAAAACCAGTTACATCCACAAAAGAAGTAGATGATGTTGTAAATGTATCTGTTTTTACTGTTTGCACAACTTGCAACACAGTCCCTGCACTCTTTGTTGAAATCAATGTGCCTGTGTTTGTCGGCAACGTCAGCGTGAAGTTGCTGTTTGTATTAGGTGCGGCAATGGTCAGCGTTCCTGTACCACTTGCATTTCCTGAGATTGCTACTTGTGACATTGTTTTCCTTTACACCACAGTCCACACAGAGCCAGTTGGAACGGTAACCGTAATACCTGAAGCCACAGATATTGGACCTGCGCTCATGGCGTTTCTGCCTGCGTTAATGGTTGAGCTGACATTGATCTCAATATCGTTTTCGGTGTAACCCTCACCACCAATCACAGACCGGCCTGCGGGGTAAGTGACAAACACATCTTTTGTTCCCGCAGAGAAATTGACAGCAGAGCCAGAATTGCTTGATGCCAGTATTGCTGTCCTAGCCAGCGTTGTGCCTGACAATGTGTATGTGCCGATACCAACTTCCCACTCAGAGCCGCCTTGCAAGGCGATTGCGTAGTAGGTTGTATTGCCGTCTCCAATAGATGAAAACGACTGAAAACCAGTAGATGCACCCAGCAGGGTGAATGTACCTGTACCTGTTGTTGTTGAGGTTTCTTTGACCCTATCTTTAAGCACCAAGGCCATAGTAAAACCTCTTAAGTCAGTGTAATGTCTAAGTCGCCAGCAGGAATACGCAAGATATCGCCATCATTGATGGTCCGGCTGGTGGTCAATGCAGCCCATCCAAGCATTGTTCCTGATGTGATGGCCGTCATAATGGCAATGTGTGTGATCGTTCCCCAATTACCGCCAGAGGCCGCTGCAAACTCAATGGCAGCGTCATTGGTGCAGTTTGTTGGTGAAGTGCCAGAGACAGACAGCGTGCCTGTAACCACACGCGCATAGCCATTGCCTGACACCTCAGTGCCGCCACCAGCGTCAGATGGCGCGGCAGTGAATAACCCGATATACCAAGCTGTTGGGCGTGTTACAGAATTGGCGGTGAATAAATAATTCAGCACCAAATTCTCTGTGTAGTCGGTAAATG